CGGTTGGGTCAATTAGACGGTTGGTGACAATTCCGGCGGGTTGTGTCTCACGTTGTGCCTGACTAATGCCAGGAAGTACTGTGTCCAGTCCAGACGGGGTAATCCCTAACCCAAATAATTCAGCGTAAATCTTGCGTAACTGCGCATCAGTCGCCTCTGGGTACTGTTGGCGTAGCGCCAGTATGCGACCCGCCGAGTCCTGCGCAAGCGCCTGACCGGTAAGTCCCTGCTGCGTACCGCGGAGTCGCAGTGTCTCAACCTCGTTTATTGTGCTTAGCCAGTCTGGTAAGAGCTTTTCTCTGGCAGCTACTTGTGCTCCAGCCAGATCACGCGAAAACTGCTGCTGTCGCTTGCGCACCTCAGAGTTGAGTAGGAAGTTGTCCAGCTCAGACGTAGCTTTCTCCGCTTCCAAATTCAGGCTCGGAAGTTCGAGGTCAAACCGTTTCTGAGTACGCGCTGCCGCAGCATCTTCAATGTCAGCTTTGCGGCCATCATCCCAACCAGTAAAAAAGGAGTATAGGTTAGGGTACATGGAGGTGAGTTGAGATGCCATATTTAATTTCCTTGGTTACTATCGCCAAGATTCACCGCGCCTATCCCGGTATAGCCTGTCGGCGGTGGGGGTACTGTACCCCATAAATCTGAGCTTAGTGAACTCATGTCGTCCTTCGCCATAGTCTGCCCAGTAGGTGCAGTGCCCCAATAACTTCCTGTTGGGTCAAGCGAACCGATGTCTGCCCGCTGGTACTGACTACCACCAGAAAAATCTAATCTGCTAATCCCAGTCGCAGCGCCCTGAATAAACCGTCCAGCCGTAGCTAAGGCACCGTTAAACGCTCCTGCCGCCTGCTGGGCAAGGCCGTCATAAATCTTCGCTGCGGATGCCAAGGCGTTCGCTGCAACAGCCGTGCCGCCACGGCCGGGGTTTATCATAGCCATTCGGTTGTTCAGGCGCTGGGCATTGGATAGCTCCACACGAGCCTCCTCTGCCCGCATCGCCGCGTTCGCCTGCCATGCTTCCGCACGGGCTTGGTCGCGGGCCAGCATGTACTCGAGTTCGCATCGGGCGCCTACACAAGACGCCGAAATGCAATACAGCGCCTTCTGACGCGCCATGCCGAAGCGCTTGGTTACCTCTACCGCCGCCCGCTGCGCTGTGACAAAAAGGTCTGCCGTCTGCTTTGGTTCGGCGCACACTTCTGCAAGCGTCGCCAGCTCACACGGGAGGTACTGCTCTGCCCACACGGCATGGAGCTGATTAGCTCGGTCTTGGATCTGTTGGGCAATAGCAGACTGGGCATTAGTAGCCGCGTCCATTGCATTCTTCTGGATACCAGCCACCTTTACAGCCGCCTCAGCAGCAACTGCTTGGCCAGCTATATACGATACGTTATCTGCTGTCATACTGACACCAACTCAAAATTAGATGAGGTCTGCTTAAACCCCATGCGTACCAACATCTTGTCGAGTTGGTTACCCGCATCGACTGTTGCCGTGATATTGGTTGGGGTGCGCGCCTCTTTCTGGCGGTTAACCCCCCACTGCAGAAACTTAACAGTCGTGCCGACACTTCTGTGCTCTGGCACAACGTAGACAGCCCGCAGGCTGGCCACAATCGTGCCTTCCTGCATCCACCCACCGTAGTGCTCCCACATCTGGTAGCCAACAATCTCTCCAGCGTCAGTACGCATGATGATGAGCGAGGCAAACCCATTGGCAAATAGGACGGCCAACTTTGGCCAGTCGATCTGGACCGGTTTGTCTGGCCAGCACTCCTTGAAGGACGCGATTGCAAATGGGGCCATCTGTTCAGCAAGGGCTTCATCCCCCGCTTTGAATACGACCTCTTGGTACTGCATTTACGCTCCTTGTTCTGAAATCTCTCGGAAACTCCTGGCAAAAATGACAGTCGTTATTTCTGACGTGCCCTCAAACTCATACTCAAACTCGCCTGTGCGTATCCTTGGGAGTCGATAAGCTGTGGAGCCGTCAATGGTCAGGCTGTAGGAAAAGTGAGTACACACTTGGCCAGCTACCTTTTGGGTGATTTTAACGTCTCCGCAGCCTGAGTGCAACCGGATGGCGCCCATCATTTCATCCCGTGGGTTTACCTGCAGCTTGCTGATGGCCTTGTACCGCTTAAAACTGTCGCCCTGACCAACCTCATGGGTGCCAGTTTCGTCAGCGTACAGCAAGCGGTTGTCCGATGTCACATACCACGCCGTCGGCTTGATCGACAAGTAGGACATCTTCTCGGCCATGCCCGAACGTCCGCTACCGGGGAGTTCTACCCGGAAAGTGGCGGTGTCGGTCGTGCCATAGTAGTACCCGTTGTGGACTACCCCACGCATGGTCTGCGGTTGTAGGGCGTCCCACTGGGCCTGGTTAAAGATTTCGGCGGTGAGAAGCGCGGCGCGGGGCCCAGAGAGCAGTACCAACCCTTCCGTCGAGGCGTAGACCACACTCTCGTTGTGTGTTGCTGGGCTCTGGCGCCCGATGATCGGGTAGCGGTCATCCAGCACGGCACCAGCATGGCACCCGCCTTGTTCACAGTCCTTTTTGAGGTCGATCACCTCCGGGCTGGCGCAGGTCAACACATAAGCGTACTGCTGTGTGGCCACCAGTCGGACTGGGTTGAACTTTGGCTCATAGTCGTATTTCGGCGGAGCCACAGAATAATTCCACGGTTCCGTGAACTTGACCAGATTCCCAGACAGAAACACAAGCTGGTTGGTCCCCCAGTGCGATACGTCTCTGGCATCTGCTGGCACTCCAGCGAACCGATCAGTCATCAGCATCTCGCCAGGGACTTCGTTCAGTGGGCTATGCGTGTGGATCAGCGTGTCGGCTGGCAGGTCTGCGATCAAATAAAACTCGTCATTATCCGCGCCAGTCTGCTGGTTGCCATTCTCGACACCAGCGATCAGGGCATAGATGCGCAGGCGCTGAGCACAGAACTCTTGGCCAGGCTCCTGAAACCCGGAGATCGTGGCCGGCTGGTCGTAGTCAACCAGCGCCAAATCGGATGGCGGCGACGGCGGCGACTCCTCGCCATAGGCGTTCACGTAGGTGTAGACGTAGGTTCGCTTCTCCCCCTTGCGAATGGTGACCGGCATGGTACCGTACTCCACATCAGGTGGCGTGTCAAAGCATGGCCAACCAAGGCGGCATAAGTTGCCCGCGCACCAATCTGCGGGACGTGCGTGGACTGGGTAGTCGTACCCAGGAACACCGGTGGCAAAAATACGCTCGCACCCCAAAGTGTCGCGGGTGATGTTGGTGCAGGTTGGGAACCACTTTAGACAGCAGCTCTCCAACCAGATTGTGTTGCCTTTCGCCTCTGCGCTGACCAGTCGGTCAGTGCGCATGGGCGCCAGCGTGCCGCGCGAGAAGTCAACGTCCAGCGCGTACTGCAGGTATTCGGGCTTGAGGTACGCAGCGTGCTGCTTGCCCGCCATCCCTAAGAATGGGCCTAGGCGCAGCATCAGCAGGCTCCTGTGCCGGAGAATGTATAGACGCTATCGAGCAGTGCTTGAGCGGCGGCGGCAGATGGTGTGGCGATGAACCCAGTGCCAGAGCCAATGGCCAACCCCAAAGACGAGTATGCCGTGACGTTGTACGGTACACCGGTATATACCCGGGAGCCGTATTTCACAAACTGGGCTGTGTCCATGGTGCCACCAGCCGGGGCTGCCCCAGTAGCTGGGTCTATGAACGCACCTCCACAGGACGCCCCCACGACCGATTTTGTCGGGAATGACACCTGTGTCAGGTCAAACCCAAGCGTTACCACTCCGTTTGTAGTGGAAGCCGTGACACCGCCACCAGGAGTGACTGTCATCACCGGCAAGGTAAACGCCTTGACTAACCCTTTGGAGATGGTAATCCCACTTCCAGAGAAGTCAGCGCCCTCTGTATTAACTGTCGCAACTCCCGCTGAATATCCCACAGCGAGTGTGGTCGATGCCACCTCCACCACAGGTGTAACGAGTGGCGTTTGCACGGCTACCCCATACTTAAACGTCGGCACATACTCGGCGCCCGGTAGCGCGCCAGTGTACGATACAACCCATGGATTGGACTGCGATCCGCAGCCAGTAACCGTGATGTTTGACCCAGGACTAAAGTGCCCGCGGGCCAGTAGCGCTGACGCCGGCCCACTCAGAAGGTTGCACGCGCTCGGGTCTAGGCCAACTGTTGTGGGAGTTGGGGGCGTTCCTGTACCCGCGCTGATGCACGGCTCTGGCCGTTGTTGGAGAATGTTTGTCCCGGATGAGATACCCGCAATGCACCCATCGACGATTGTGACGGTAGCATTAGCATAAGTACCATCCAGCACGTTGTTGGCTACCCGCTCACGGGTTGTACATCCGTTCGCGTCAACCTTTACAAGCCAATCTCCGCACTGATATTCGTACGGAGTGCAGGTCGTTGGTTCTGGATCAGGTGGATTGGTGTCTGGGCATGCTCCAGTTGGGCATGGGGTAGCACATCCGCAGTCTTCACTCGATTGGCTCACACCATTCTCCTTGCAGTCATCGTCATGGCGCCAGCGTGGTACCCACGGGCGGCTAGTGTGGCCAACCGGCCAAGTTCTGTGACAGCCGCACGCTGGCGGCGCACGGCCTCGTTGCCGTTATACCCTTCGCCGGGCAAAGTCAGGGCTTCGTAAGCTGCCTGCTCGAACAAGGCGTTGTTGTACTCGTAGAGGAACTTGTCGTCCACGGAGCATGCGTCATACTTGGGAGCGACGAGGGCTGTGATTTTCAATCGGCCAGACAACCCACTTACCGGGCCGACCTCAATCCTGCCAGGAGGCACAAACCTGAACCGGCCCCCGTCGCAACCTGGAATCGAGCACCAAGCATTGGCGACGACTTTAAATGGCTTCAGACCTCGTTGGTCCGTGCAGCACGGTACGGCGCAATCATCGTACCAGCACAATTGTTTGATTTCTGTGATCCGGTTGTCACAAACGTCAAGCTCATAGTCCGGCACGCAGTCCTGCAAGCAGACCTCGAACACCTCCTCGAAGAACTTGCCCTGCTGCGCGATGTGGACTGCCGACTTAAGTAGGATGCTCTCCCACTTCTCCGGCGTAAAATCTGGGCGCAGCTCCAACAGGAGCGGCATGGCGTTGGCCAGTTCGGTGAGCTTCATTTTGTTGGGCGCTCCAAGAACGCGGCGTCAGCTTTCATCTGCAAGCCAAGTAGGTCGAAAAACGCCTTGTAGTGGAGCTGAGCGTTGCTGGCCAGGGTCGTGTCGCTGTCCCCAGAAAGCGCCCGGAACAAGGCCCACTGTGTCAGTGCAGCGGAATACTTGCATGTCGGTACAGCACTATCAAGGTCTGCTTCGCTCAGAGCGGCCGGTTGCTCGACGCATCGAATGCGTACATACACGTCAACCCCGCTCGGCACTGGGGGGTAAACCTCAAACGAACTCGGTGCCCCATCAACCCGATAGGTGGATGTGGGCAGGTAGCTATCAGTTTCACAAGACCGGCCGCGCCAAGTGGGCGGCTTCTTGATTGGGTTGATGAAGGCTATGTGGTTGCCGTGGCAGTCCACCACTTCCGTGATGGCGCCTACCAGGGCGCATGGGCTGATCTGGGTTGACCCTGGTACCAGCTTAATGACTTTCGATTTAACATAATCTGCCGGTTTGGCGCTGGCAATGGCGCATGCTGCCTCGTTGTAGTAGGACAGCAGGAGAGACCGTGGCCAGTGCTGGAACTGGAGCGACGCATTCCCTGGGTGGTAATCACCCAACTGCATCGCAAGGTTCTCAAGCCACTGGCGCAGGGTCATGTTTCACTCACCAAAACCGGAAATTACTGGGCTCTGGGCGGGTGCATCGGCCGATGTCTTGGCTACTGGCGCGGCTTTTTTCTGGGCAGGCTTGGCCTGGGCACCGCCCAAACCGTGAGCTGCCATCACAGCAGCTTTCATGTCCGCTGGAATGGCGTTCTGCGCCAGCCACACCTTGACTTCGCCAACGTAATCCGGCTTGAGCAATAACTCGTCGTCGTAAACGGGCATGAAGTGGACATTGCCACTCTCGGCCATGACGGAGTTCCATGGGAAGACCTCTCCGGTCGCCTTGGACTTCAAGAAAAAACAACGATCTGACTTGCCGCCAGAGAGATCCAAGTGGGATGGGCTCTGGAACGGGATCGTGATGGGGGTAGCCTCTGCGGCCGCACGCTGGCGCTGTACGTCTTCTTGCTTCGCAAAGGGCTTCAAAATTGTGCTCATGGGGTTGTTGCCTTTTAAGTTAACACACCCCGGCCGAAGCCGGGGCGCTTAGGGTTATCGCACGAGGGCGTGGAACGTCTCAATGTTGGCCTGAATGGTCAGGGTCGCATTGATGGCCGACAGCGGGTTGTTGGTTGGGGGGACGGTGATCTTGTAGCTCAACATCAACCCCTTGTCGCCTGTCGCATAGCCCGCTGTAGCAGGTGCAACCGGCGCAACAATCGTACCATCGGTAGCTGCCACGATGCCTGCGAAGACGGCTGGTACCGCGGCTGCGACTGGCGTTGGGATAACCGTTGGTGGGCATGTCGAAGTGTCTACTTCGTAGGCCACCACGTCATACTCCAGACCATCCAACGAGTTGTTGCCGGAACCAACAGGTGCGCCAGCGCAAGTGCCGTAATCATCTGCCAAGGTATGAGTCACGCCCAAGCCTTTCAGGATCGAATGCGGAGGCACATACACGCGGTACATGGTGTAGTTCGCAGGTACGTTGGGCATTGCACCTGGCGTGGCGGACACCTCATCTACTGCGGTGCAGTCCTTGTCCAACATGGACAGGTGCGGCGCATACGATGCCCAGTTGGGTAGATACGATGGGTGGTCATGGTTCTGCACCTTGCGAGGCAACGTGTCGAGGGTTACTCGGCATGGGCCACAGTCTGCTCCGCTACACCCGGCGATAGCGCCTTTGAAGCCGAAGCCACCGCCCTTGATTTGGGCGAATACTTGATCTGCCATTTTGCTTTCTCCTTCCGATTAAGCGCGTTTGACTTCGACCCAAGCCACAAAAATGTGTTTAGGACGCAGTACGATACCGCCGCGAGTCTCGGAGAGAATCCAGCGGCGCATGTAGAACTCCTCGTCACCGTAGGCCGAGGTGATGCCACCGTAGAACGCGCTGGCTTGGGAGTGCGTCAACACGATGGGGGTTTTGAAACCCGTCGCGGTGGCGATCTTTGGCATCAGCGAGCTGACCAATGTGGTGTTGCCGAACAGGTTGGAGAACGTGCGCACGCCGCCGGTCAGCATGGAGTTGCTGATGTCGCAACAACCAGACATGTCCTGTGCGTAGGCAAAGTTCAACAGCAGCTCTTCGTGCATCAACACCTTCCAGGAGTCGATACAGTTGCCCAACTCCTGCTGCGACTTGACAGTCTGCAGGTTCACCACCACATCCAAGATGTCACGGTAAATCTGCGCAGGAGTGCGCGAGGCATTGACGTTGATGACCAGTGGGGTGTTGATCGTGCCAAGATTCAGCCCACCGCCGCTGGCACCTGCGCTCAGACCTTGGTTCTCTCGGGCGGCGCCCAAGATGGTCTGGTTCACGGCTTGGCGGAAGTAACGCTGGTTGAGCGTCTTCAACGTGTTGGTCAACTGGATGTCAAAGGCTTCCATGTAAGGGCCTTCATTGCCTTTGATTAGTTCCATGTCCACCTTCAGGCCCAGCTCGTTGGCTGGACACATCTGGGCACAAATGGCGCCAGCTTCGATCTGCTCGAAGATAGGCAATGCGTTGTGCTCTTTGGGCTTGAACTCAAATTCGCCGTCCACGGTCAAGAACTTCAATACATCACCAGGACGGAGGGTATCCATCGTGGCAGTGTGTGTAAAGTCCATCCATGGGGCCTCGGCGTGGCATCGCTGGGTAATGTACCCGGCAGCGGTCTTTTGGTCTGCAAGCAGGTCCAAAATTTGGGTGCTTACGCCTGAGGCCGCAACAGTGCTACCTGACATAATTTTCCTTTCTCAGGGCGTAAGCCCATTCTGAGCGACTGTCAAAATCCGGGTGTGAGTGCTCATCCTCACGCCCGTCCGTGCTTTTTCTTCAGCGCGTCTAGTCTCGCAGCGCGTGTCTGCGAGTCGGCAAAAGTCTTCTGGCTGCGAGAGTACGCGTGCGTGATCTCAGCCAACTCTTGCTCGTATGTCTTTTCCACCGGAGCCACAGGTGCGCCAGCCGAACCTGCTGGGGCCACAGGCTTGCTTGATGCTGGGTCGGGTGGGGTGGCCTTGTCGATAGCCAACTTCATCAGCGTTGCGGCCTTGTCAAACTTGCCACGCTGCATCCACTGCGCAATCTCTTGTGACAAGACCAAAGCTGAACTGTCGTCTTTGGCCTGGTTATTCAGGATGTCCTGCACCTTTTCATCTGCCAATGCTGCAGCAAGGTCAACGCCAAGCCCGGTACACTCAGCCGATAATTTATTGAAGCGCACCTCTCGCTGTTGAGCGTCCTGCGCAGTTGTCATCTGCTCAGTGGTCTGCTTCTGACCGTTGCGCAGGTCTTCGATTTCTTTGGTCAGCTTGGCCACAACCTGCTCAAGTGCCGCACTCTGGTGCTTGGTTTTGAAGGCTTCCTTCAGCGGGCCCGCCAACATCTTTTTGGCAATGGTCTGTAGCGACGAGGTATTGATATCGTCGTCGCCTTCCAAGGAATCGACAAACTTCACGAACTCAACCTCGCCCATGGCGTCAAGTGCATCTCCCATCAATGGGGAGCTTGTTGGTACAGCCGGCACGGTTGCCGGGGTAGGGGGAGTTTGCTGGGCCAGCGCCGGGGCCTGTCCACCAGCAGTAAATGTTGGGATATTCAAGTCCGTCAAGGACGAAAGCGTGGGGGTTGTCATTTCAGTGCCTTCATGAGATCAGTGATTTCTTTGTAAGCAGCAAAAAACCCTCGTGCAAAGTTGTCTGCCGCCACCTTCTGCGCGTCCGAGCTAACCGTGAGTAGCTGCTCGAATGCTGCAGTTTCCGCAGTGCCATACAAAAGCTCCGCCAAGGCGGGTATGCCGCCTCGGTCGAATGCTTCTTGCGCAGCCTTGCTGGAAATGTTAGCCACGGGGAGCGATGCTGCCTGGTGGGAGTTGTACGGCGCCGGACGTGGTTTTGAACGTGACACCTGCTCGGGTTTCAGACCCACGCACTGCGGATTCATTCACTGGTTTGTTCACGCCGGCCAATCGAGATGTGCCTCCGAGTGGGGCGGGCGACTTCATGCGTTCTGTGGATACTGTTTTCATCGGTAAGACTCCTTACGCTTGATTGTGTTTGACACCCAGCACCTTGAGGATGCCAAGCACGGTGGCCACCTGATCTGGGGCCGGGTAAATCTCAATGGGGTTAGCGGTACGTAGGCGTTTGACCCCGGCCAGTGTGCCGAGATTGAAGTATTCGCGGCTCTTACTCGCCCCAAAGGTAACAACAAAACTGTCAAGGCCGACAGTCGTGACCTTCCCAGCGCCGTGGCGCTCGTCATACAGCGTCATGCCAAGTTTTACCGGCAATCCGTCAACTGTCAGGGTCATAGTCGTGTCCTTATGTACATATTTAAGAATGTTAGTACTTACTTCCTGATTTGTCAAGCCCGATTATACGGGAACTTGTTGACCACCGAAACCTGGTGCTGTAGGAACTGGGTTACCCGTGTCCGTGGCGCCTGTCGTAGACAGCGGGTTACCGTCTGGACCATAGAACCGATCAACGTCCACGCCCTGATCCTTGAACATCTCCAGCACCAAGGACTTCATGAGGTCGCTGTCCACCAGCGGGGCGCCATCTTGGGTCGTGGCGTTGGCCAAACCGATGACCGCCTGCACTGTTTCTTGGCGTGCAGCTGCGTTGGCCTCCTTGCGCAAGTACCCAGAGGTCGAGCGGGGTATGATCCGAGCGTCCCCCTTGACTGAGCTGTCCTTGCTGAACTCCTGCAGGTTGTAGTACATGTCGAGCAGCATGGGCTCTTGGAAGTCCTGGTCGAAGTGGTCCAGCGCGGCACGCATGGTCTTGGCTTCGGCCTGCTGCACCAAGGCAATGCCCCGGTATGAGCGGCCCAAGGTGGCCATGCCGCGCATGTCCCCGGTGCCGAGCTTAGGAACAGCCGCGAGCAGGTCCACCAAGTCGAGGAAAAACGTCACTCCGTTGAGTAGTTGGGCGGAATAGTTGGGTACGTTGTGGAAATGTACCGCTGTACTGCCCCCCTTTATACCCGTGCGGTCGGGGTCTGTGACGTACATGTGCCCAGCCAGAAACTCGTTGAGCTTGTCTTGGTCTGGGTAGTAGTTTCGTAGGCGTTCGTAGTCAATCTCCCCCGTCGGACGGGCGGAGTAGGCCGCATTGCGCACGCCTGCGAACATAAAGGCCCGGGCCAGCTTCTCAGCCTTGCGCACGCGCTGCAGCACGCCAATCCCAGACCAGGTGCCATTCAGTTTCTCGTAGGAGCTGACCTTATATGGGCGGAGTTTCGCGGTATTCGCCTCCAAAAGGTTCAGGTACACCACGTATTTGTCGCAAAGTACAGCACATACCTCGTAATACTCGTCTTTTTGGACAGTTTTGTCCGCCATGCCGCGGATTCTGCCAATATCCTCACCACGCATGCGCCCGTAGAACCAGACCAGCTCCTTGGTGTCGGACTCAGACGACCGAGCCTGGATGATCTCCTGTGTTGTGGAAGCGCCCATGACGATGGCTTGGCTCGTGGTCAGCCCGGTGCTGGGCCCACGGTCATAGACTGCTGTGATAGCGTCGCTGACCCACCCGGATTTGCCCGACATCTGCTTGAGCCCGAACAGTGTGGTGGCATCCACCTCAAAAACCGCCTCGGCGTCCGCCACGCTCTTGCCGTTCAGGACAAAAAAGTCCTTCGGATCGACTCGTTTGGCCACAGCGCGCATCTCTCGCTTGATAACCCACTTGTTCCCAACCCATTTCGGGTCGTCCACCATGGTGTAGTGCGGGTATTTCAGCACGGCGAACGGCATGGACACGAAATCGTCCACCAGCTCCTGCATTACCTGCCGAAAATCAGTCTCCGAGAGTTTGTCGCGGATGGCAATCTCCGCTTTAGCTGCTGCAGCCTTGGCCCGATCCATCTGGGTGCCGGTGGCTTCCACCCTCAGACGCGCGGCCAGCTCCCGCAGGTCGCCAGAGAACTCGTTGACAAATATCTCCGCCTTCATTTTCTCCAAAATCTGGGCCTTCACATCGGCCGGTAGCTCTGGGATCGGGGTTGGCTCCAGAATCGGCATGTCGATGGAGTTGCGGATGAGGTCGTTGATGATGTCCGCAGCGGCCAGTGCCTTGCGCTTACCGAACTCAAGCCCGACGTGAGCCAGTTCGTCTGCTACACCCTTCTCGTCGTCGTCCAGCATGCCGCGTCTAGCCAAGTGGCACAGCTTGATCTCATGCGTCAGCCCCTTCTCGTAATGGTCGGAGGCTCCTTGCTTGGCCAAAACCGCATCTCGGAAGCGCTGCATGATACTGTCGGCCAAGGCGCGGTTGTTCTCCAGCTTCTTTTCTAGTTTTTCGTCGATCATCATGCTGCCCTTCGCTGGCTGGTTCGTACTGTGACTGGCGTAGCCTCTCGCTGTGAGAAGTCAGCCTCGTAATTTAGCGCTGCATACTGGAGCCCGTCGTGGTAGTCCGCATGGATCACGTCCTTGTTGGGCGATGGCTTGTACACCCCAGGTTTGCCCCGCACGCTGGCGTAGTGGTAGTGCCCACGGAACCCCTCAATGAGCGTTCGGCAGGTGGGGGAAATGAAGAACCCATTCTTTCGGGTCAGGTGCCGGCTCACCGAAGCTACCCGATTACCGAAGAAGTTGGTAGGCGCTAGCCTTGCGTCCATCCCGTAGGACAAACAGACCATCAGCGCGGTTCGTTTGTCGATGCCCGACTGCGGGTTGGATGGGTCAAGCATGGCCACAATGTCAAAGTCTGAGTACTTCGAGGTCAGCAGTGGGATCACATAGTCCTCCATGAACCGCTCGAACGCAATGTTCTGCTCCCCAACCTCATCAAGCACCCACAAGGCCCCGTCTTTCATAGCCGTGACCACCGCCGCCGGGTGGTTGCCCGACGTGTCGATACCCACCGTGATGAGCGTGCCGGCAAAATCTGAGAGTTTGGGCGCTTGCTTGAGCACCATGGACTCATCGAAGTCCTGGTAGACCTTCTTACCACTCACCGACTTCGAGTACAGCCCCAAAACACGGGACTCGATGTACCAATCTTCGGCGCCCGGTACCATGTCCAACCAATACTGGTACCCCTTCGGGATCACTTTGGGGTACAGTGCGCGGGGATTCGGTGAGTAGTAGACCCCCTTGTACTCCATGGCGCCTTCAACCGGCACGCTGGATGTGAGTAGTGGCGGCTCCTGGATGAAAAACTCCCACGTCGCTGGTGGGTTGTCCTCCATCTCACGCAACCAGTGGCTCTCAAATGGCCCGTTGGTATCGCAGATGACCCGTGAGCGGTACAGCGGGCGGCCAGCTCGCTTGGCAATGTGCTCCGGCGAGAACCCATCCTTGGATGGGAAGCGCCCGCAGGAGCCCTGAATGGCCGTCACGATGGCCGCTGCTGGGAAGTCCATCAGCTCGTTGATGTAGGCAGAGGTAAACTGCATGGAGCCGAGCTTGCCCAAGTCGTCTGGCGGCACGGCCATGAACAGCCAATGGCTCTCCACGCGGGTGCCGTCCGGCAGTGTCATGTCGATGCCCCCCGTCCACGGCTCTCGGCCCCCAAGCGGGCGCATGCCGGTCACGCCCCCAAACCGCTCCTTGTACGTGGCCACGGCCGACTGCTCAAGGTCGCGGTAGGATGTGCGGGTGATGAGAAACGCCGAGCGCCGCACGCCGTCCGCTTGAGGCGGCATGAGCATGGCTTCGGTGAACATTTGGATCTGGCACGCCGTTGATTTGGTCGTACCACGGGCGCCGCGAATGATCGCCACGGGCGCTTGGCTCTCGTGGAATCGCTTGATTACCTGGTCAACGGCTGTGTAGACCAGAGATCGTCCGGCTTTAGTCATCTTTCGGATCGAAGCTGATGTGGATGTGGGCAGCACCACCGGTCTCAACCTTCTTCACGCCTGAGAACTCCTCAATACGCGCAGCGGCAATGAACCGGGTCATGGCCGTAACGCCTGAGATGGCACGCGCCTGAGACTCGGCTAAGGCTGCACCTGAGGCAGTGGCCAGGTTATCCTCCGACAGCACCCTTGCTGTGGCACTCTCAGCACGGTGGATCAAGTCCTCCGTCTTCATGCGGCGGGTGGCCTTGAGCTTCTCCACCGGCACATTGTCCAGCATGAAGTTCATCAGCGTGGTCGTGTTCATGCTCAGTGCAGCAGCAATATCCGCGTAGGACTCGCCCTTGAAGATCATGGCGCATAGCCAGTCCACCCCATCGTCGTAGTCCAGGTGCATGGCGATGGTCTCTAACCGGGCAGGAATCTGGGCCCTGCGGCGCCATGTAGTGGCATGGGTCTTCCAGTTGTAGGCCTTATCACCGAACGTTCGCGTGCGACCCTTGTACGGCACCTTACCAAGAATCTGTGCCTCGGTGGCCCATAGCCAAGCTGCAACGCCGCCTTGGGCAACCAGATCGGCTTCCCAATACGTGTACGTCTTCAGGTTAACTTCGGTGCTGCCAGCTTCCAAGTGCGCCCCGAAGTGCGGGACTCTGGCGTGCTGGTACTTGAAATAGTCGACATCTGGGTGAGGCTCCAACTGGGAAACCATCTCAAACAGGTGTGGAGACTTGACGTTCGTATTTTGTGCTTGACTCATGTTAGGGTGTTCTGTGATTGAACTCCCCCGTAGCCTACCACAGGCGACGCGGCTTGGCAACGTGAGCACTTACTAACTTTGGCGCGCGATAAGGGATTTGAACCCCTATCAATGCCTTCGAAGGCGTACAGATTAGAAGTCTGCTGCTTTATCCAGTTAAGCTAATCGCGCGGTGTTTGGTGCAACCGGCTGGAGTCGAACCAGCGGTATCCGAATATGAGTTCAGGGCCTTGACCAGCTTGGCTACGGTTGCATTGTTGGTTGGAATGTTGTTAGTAATGGTGGCCGGCGCTGCATCTCGGCTCGTGGACGGTTCCACGGGTGGCAAACCTAGTATTGCCCCCGGTTCAATTAAGCGATGTCAATTCCCCTGCGCATCAGCCTGCGCATTCACCATTACTAACTGCACTTACTAACTTATTCTGGAATACAGTTATGGGTGGTGGCTGGATTGGTTACCAGCCCAGCAAGTGCCCTGTTGCCTCAGTCGGGATGATTAATCCCATCACTAACTGAACATGTAGACCACACCTGCCAGCAGGTTGTGCCGCAAGTGCCATCTACCGTCATACGTGTACTCCCACGCCGCACCACCCATAACTGTACTACTATTTTGTCAACATCTCTTCTCTCCCCGCTGGTTCCCAGCAGTGAGAGATGGTCGGAATACAAGGATTTGAACCTTGGACCCCCTGGTCCCAAACCAGGTGCGCTACCAGACTGCGCCACACTCCGAACTACTTGAACTCGTGGGGATGGCTATGATCCATCGACCTCTGCCGCATTGCCAGGTGCCCCTGAACGACAGTGCTCTTACCTACCTGAGCTACCCACAAATTAGGTGCCGCGCTGCAGGTCCAACAATCACTCGGGTGGTGGAGAAAAATGAGTTAAAAATGTCCCACCGATCATGTTGGACGGTTGCAACGCGGCAACGCCAGTGTATCAGGCTTTTGTCGGTTGACCAATGACGGTCTTCAAGAAAGCCTGAAATTTTTCATCGTGCCGAACCTGCAAGAACGCTGGGTGCATGGGGTTGCCATACTTGTCCTTCTGGGCAAATGCAGTGTCGCAGCCTTTGCTGCCGCAGCTCGCTTCAATTACGCAATACATATACCGACTCCAATCCCAAAGAATAGGGCAAACCAAATCCTGTACCCCAAGCAGCAGGTGCAGTCTGTTCCATACGAGGCCAACTCACCGATCCGGTTAAGGATGGTTTTCTTTGGAGCAATTCGCGCCACAACAGACTCAGGTAGCACAGCATCTTCGGTTTCCTGAAAGTGCCAGTATAACTCAAACGAGTCATCAAGCAAGTGTAGATTGGCGGTCGTCATGAATGGCGCCGCTGCTTGGCGTTCCTGCGGCGTCAGTTTTGCGTGGTACGGCTGG